ATTGATTTATCACTAGTTGCAGAATGGTTTTATAAGCTTAAAAAACAATATAATATAAATTTATATAAATGTGGATACGACCAGAAATTTTCTAAAGACTTTCTAAATGCTATGGAAAACTATGGATGGTCCAAAAAATATGGAGATGTGGAAATAGTTTTACAAAATGCAAACACATTAAATAACGCAATATTACTAGTCGAAAGAGATTTAAAAAGCCGTTTAATTAATTACAATCAAAATCCAGTAGATGTTTGGTGCTTTGGAAATAGTTGTATTAAATTAAATAATCTAAGGCAAGGGCTAATTGTAAAGAATAGGAATACCGAAAAAATTGATGGCACAGTCACGTTAGTTAGTTTGTATGAAATGTTTAGAAGATATAGAAATGAGTTAAAAACAATATCGGAGAGGAGCTGATAAAAATAGAATGGTTTAACAAGTTATTTAAGAGAGAGCCAAAAAAGACAAAATTTGCACCGACATTTACAGGATATGAGCCTATTTTTACACAGTACGGCACTAATATATATTTAAGTGACGTTGTACAGCAGGCATTAAAATGTATAGCCGACGAAGTAAAAAAGTCTATTCCTATGCATGTAAGATACAAGAATAACAACCCTAATCCAGTAAAATCAAGCGTTCAAGATGTTTTGGAAAATCCTAATGAGCTAATGACAACAAGTGAATTTTTAGAAAAAATAACATATTTGTTATTGATGAATTACAATGTTTTTATTATACCTACATACCTTACATGGATTGACAATAAAACAGGGGCAGAGCGTAGAGAATATAAAAGCTTATATCCTATAAACCCAATAAGGGTGGATTTTATAGAGGACGCAAGCAATAGATTATTTGTAAAGTTTTGGTTTATAAATGGCGAAACAACAACAATTTTATACGACAATATAATACATATTAGATATAACTATTCTGTTAATGAGTATATGGGAGGAAATGAGCTAGGGCAACCAGACAACAGGGCATTACTAGAAACATTAAATCTTAATAACGACATGTTAAAAGGCGTCGCAAAGGCTATGAAGTCAAGCTACGCCATAAACGGAATTGTTAAATATAACACTTTACTTGACGACGGCAAAACAGAGCAGGACCTTCAGAAATTAGAGCAGAAATTAAATAATAGTGAAAGTGGTTTTTTGCCTTTAGATTTAAAGGCAGAGTTTACGCCGTTACAAAGGACAGCAAGCATAGTTGACGATAAAACACTAAAATTTATTGACGAAAAAATATTAAGGGCATGGGGCATACCAATAAGCATATTAACAGGAGACTACACAAAGGAACAGTACGAGGCGTTTTATCAAAAAGCAATAGAGCCTTTAATAAAATCTTTTACACAGGCATTTACAAAAAAATTATTTACAGACCGCGAAAGGTCATTCGGTAATTGCGTAGAGTTTTACACCGAAGATTTAATTTTTATGTCAATATCGCAAAAAATAGAGCTTGTAAATTTGTTAAGTCCAACAGGTGCACTATTTGAAAATGAAAAAAGGCGTATTTTTGGTTTGACACCTTTACCAGAGCTTGAGAATAAAAGGCTTATGTCTCTAAATTGGGTAGACGCAGAAAAAGCTAATGAATACCAGCTAGGAAAAGTTAATATAAACGTCGTTGACGAAGAAAAACAAGAAAGCGAGGTTTAAACATGTTAAAAAAATTAGAGCATAGAAGTTATGATTTTGAAGTAAGAGCAGGAGAGGACGAAAAAGGAACAATAATCGAGGGTATACCGATTATATATGATAAAGTCACAGATATTGGATATTTTGACGAGGTTATAGAAAAGGGAGCATTAAAAAATGCAGACTTAACAGATGTTAGATTTTTGGTTAATCACGACGACAAAAGGATACCACTAGCAAGAAGCAGGCGAAACAATGGCAATAGTACAATGAAACTAGAAATCATTGACGAGGGTTTAAAAGTTATTGTTAATTTAGATACAGAAAATAACACAGAAGCAAGGGCTTTATATAGTGCGGTTGAAAGAGGGGATATAACTGGAATGTCATTCATGTTTACGGTTGAGGACGACGAATGGGAAAACAAGGAAAGTGAACACCCTCTGAGACGTGTAAAAAAAATTGGTACAGTTGTAGAAGTATCGGCAGTGACATTTCCTGCCTATAAAGATACATTAATAAATACAAGAGCAGAGCTGGACAGCTCCAAGGAGGTTTTGGACAAAGCCAAAGAAAAATTTAAAAAAGAGAAAAGAAGCAAGGAACTTGAGTTGGAAAAACTTAGGTTCTTATTTTTTGAGAAAATGGAGGTTAAGTGATGAATTTTAAAGAGTATTTACAGAGTCAAAAAAGTAAATTAGAAAAGAGAAAAGCAGATTTAAAAGCGAGAGCATGCAAAACAGACGACGCAGACGAGTTAAGAAGTTTAACAAGTGACTTAGAAGAAGTGATAGACGAGTTAAACGACATCAAGGAGCAATTAAGAAATTTAGAGGACGGCGAGAAGCCAGCAGAAACAGACGATACAGCAGAAGAAGAAGAAAACACAAGAAGCATAGCTTTAAATAAAAGAGCAATTCCAGACAATGCAGTATTAGTAAACGGCAGAAATGTTGCAAGCTTTAACACATCAGCAGAAAAAAGAGATAACAAGGATATTTATGCAAGCTATGAGTATAGAATGGCTTTTAAGGAATACGCACAAAAAGGAACTAAAATCCCTTATGAATTAAGAGACAATTCGGCTAATACAAATACTTTGGGAGCTACTATACCAACAACAGTATTAAACGAATTTATAAACGAGATAAAGTTAAAATATGGAAATTTATATAACAAAGTTAGAAAATTAAATATAGTTGGGAATTTACGCGTCCCAATTGCAAAATTACAAGCAACTTTTAAATGGGTATCAGAAGCCACAGTATCACCAAAGCAAGATGGCGGAACTTATAACGATTATGTAGAATTCAGTGCAAATACAGCCGAATTAAGAGTATCACAAACATTATTATCAAGTATAGTTACACTAGATTTATTTGAACGTGAAATAGTTAACGTTATGATGATTGCATTTTTACAAGCTATGGACGACGGTATTGTTAACGGAACAGGTAACGGACAAATGTTAGGTATTTTAAACGATCCGAGAGTTCAAGCAACAGGAAACGTTGTAGAAATGACAGAAACAGATATAAACGACTGGACGCAATGGCGTAAAAAATTCTTTAGTAAATTGCCTTTAGGTTACAGAAACGGCGAATTTATATTCCCATTAAGCACAGTCGAAAGCTACCTTGAAACAATGGCAGACGCAAACAACAACCCAGTGTTCCGCCAAGCAACAGGGCTAGAGGTTAACGACGGAGACGCAACAAATCCGAACGGCGTATTCTTTGGACGTGCCATTTCATTAGTTGAGCCAGACATCCTACCAGATTTTGACACAGCTAACGAGGGCGACGTAATAGGTATTTTTTGGCAACCAGAAGAATATGCAATTAATACTAACATGAATTTTGGAATGAGACGTTATTTTGACGAAGATACGAACGAATGGATTAATAAAATGTTAGTAGTATTAGATGGTAAAGTGTTAAACCCTAAAGGCATTTACTTAATTAAAAAAGCAATAGCAACAGCATAAAAAAGGGGGTTTAAGCATGAAAACAAAAACAGTAAACGCCCTTAAAGATTTATATATATCAAATGGCGGAAGCTTATCTGATGTAATTACAATAAATAATATCCCAGATATGATAGAAAGAATAAGTGATATATCACTTATTAATAATTTAACAGTTGAAAGCCCAGACGCAGAGTTGGAAGTTTTTGGAGTAAAAGTAAAAGTATTACAACAGAACATAATGGATGTTAACGGAGTTATATATGGAATAGTGTTTAATCAAGAAACGGCACTATGGGATAGCGGTCCACTTGCAGGAACGGGGATTTTTATTGCATTAAAAATAAATGCAGATTTTAAATTTGATAAAATTAAAGTCGGATTAGTTCCATCAGCAACAGACATGGCACCAGTCGAACTTGATGAAGATATGATAGTAGTATTTAAATTAATTACACCAGAAGCATATCAACCAATAAGTCAAAAAGTAAAAATTATAGTTACAATAAATGGCGTTGATTATATTAAATATTATACTTTGGCTTTTTTAAATGTTGACTAAACTAATTAGAAAGGAGTTTTAAAAAATGATTAATACAAATAGAATTGTATCTATTAAACAAACTGATTTATTAACACTATACGGCACTATTTTAAAAATAAGTGGATTGACAATAAATTCCATTTTAGCAAATGGAATTGGAGAATTTGACCTAGCAAGCGGAAGCGGTAATTTTATCGCAAGCGAGCCAGTAAAAACATTTAATTTTGGAGCTAGTGTAACAAGTGCAACATTGTATTTTGTTGCAGACTACAATTATAAAGGCTTTACAGTAAACGGAGCAACAGCGACAATCGTTGACAATAATGTTACAGTTGAAAAAGACAGTTGTACATTATATAAGGCGGTATTAGACAGCGGAAGTATAACTATAACTAAAGCTGGTTTTTAATACATAGATATATATGTTTTCATTTATATTCCTCTTAATATTATTTAATAGCCCTATCATTTGCATGATAGGGCATATAATAAAAACGAGGTGATTTTATTAAATTAAAAGTATTAAAACAATTCAGGGATAAAAACACAAATAAATTATATAATCGAGGGGATATTATAACAGTTAAAAAAGATAGAGGCGAGGAATTAATAGAAAATAGTCAAAAATTAGTTGAAAAGATAATAGAAAGGAAAAGTGCTAAAAATGGCGAATGATAGTATTTTAGATAGAGTTAAAAACGCTTTAGGTATAACAGACGACTACCAAGACGACACGCTTATAGAATATGTAAATGAAGTTATAGACTTTTTAAAGGAAGCAGGCGTGAAAGAACAAAATATTACAATCGGAGTTATTACACGAGGCGTGGCGGACTTGTGGAGCTATGGAGCAAATGACGGCAAATTATCAAGTTATTTTATCCAGCGTGCGTCACAACTTGCACTAAAATAATACATGAGAGCTTATAAACCAGCTTTTCCTTTTAATGTGACTATCGAACTATTAAAGCCTAGTTATAATACTAAAAAAGGGGTGACTGTTAAGACATACAGCAACACAGGTGATAAGGTTAAATGTTCATTTCGTACTTTTGGCGGTACTGAAACATTAAACAATGATGTATATACAATCGTTGATACCGCAGTAGTTGAGACATGGTACAGAACAGACTTGAAAAGCGATTGCCGTATTAAAGTATTGCAGACAAATAAAATATATGAAATTTTTGGAGACGTTGAGAACATAAACATGCGAAACCAGTTCGCAAAGTTTAAAGTTAGAGCCGTACAAGGGGGTGCATAGGTGTGCCAAGAAATAAAGTTGATTTTGTAATAGCTAAAGACGACGTTTTAATGCAAGCAATAGAGCGAGCAGGAAAAGACATACGAGAAGTGACCGAAAAAGCCTTGAAGTCTTGTAAACAATATGTTAATAGCCAATTAGTCAAAGACAGTGTTAAGCCCAATTATCCACATCAAGGACTATACAGCGACGGAACATTAAAAAATTCTATCGATAATAATTTTAGTGTTGAGTGGGAGGGAATGAAAGCAGGAATCCGAATAGGTTATGACTTTAGTAAAAGCGGAATGGAAAGTATTATTATTTTGAGAGGTGCACCAAATAGAGAGCCAAGCATTCCAGCAGTTAAAAAAATAAATGACGATATTTACGGCAAAAGACATCAAAAAAAATGCTTAGAAATACAAGAAGAAACGATACTTAAAATTTTGCAGAGGTAAAAAAACAATATGGAAGATAATTTAATAGAACTTTTGGAAAGTTTTAAATTTCCAGTTTTTAGGCAAGGAAGCCTAGCAAAGGACGAAACATATCCACCTACATTTTTTACCTTTTGGAATAACAGAGAAGTAGAGCATTCAAGTTATGATGATAGTACAAGTATCATCGAATATAATTTTGACGTGAATGTTTATTCAAATGAGCCAGAAACAGCTTATAGGCTTATAAGAGAGGCTAAAACATTACTAAAAGCTAACAGGTGGATAATAACGGAAATAGGATACGACCTACCAAGTGACGAGATAACGCACGTAGGCAGAGGCTTAAACGTTACATATTTACAGCAATTATAAAATACATGCAAATATATTTTGTATGTCTTTTTTAATACAAAAAATCTTTTAATACAGAACTTTTTTGAAAACTTGAAAGGAGGAATAGTTGTGGCAGAACAACAAGTATTTGAATTTAGAGGTGTCGATAACTTTTATTTTGCCGAAGTAATCAGAGACGACGAAAGCGGTTATGAATGTACAGCACCGATACATATACCAGTGCAAGAGATAGCAAAGAGCACAGACTCCTCATCCGAGGCACATTATTACGATAACAAAGCCATGATTGTAGTTAATTCGGAAAGTGCCGACACAATAACACTAACATTAGCACCACCAACGCTTGAAGAATTAGCAACAATAATTGGAAAGTCGTTTGACAGTAACACAGGAATGATGGTAGACAGCCCACGCCAAAATAAGTATTTTGCAATAATGTACAGAACTAAAGGAACGGACGGTCAATACCGTTATGTAAGCCGTTTAAAAGGGCAATTTAACATCCCAGAAGAAAGCGTGACCACAGAGAACGACGGAACAGACACAACCAACACCGAAATTGAATTTACAGGAATTTACACAGAATATGAATTCACAAAGGGTAAATACGAGAACGGAGCATGGAGCAAGTCTGGAGCTAAAGGAATAGTTGTTGACAGCCGTTATGGTCTTGCAGATGTAAGCAACTTTTTTACAGCAATACAAACACCAGATACAATTACTACAAGCCCAACAATTGGAACATTAAACATATCTATGACAGCAGGAAGCACAGCAGGTACAACGCAAGTTGATACTATTTATCCAGCAGGTGGAGTAGGTAACAAATACATGTATAAGCTAGGAAGTACAGCCGAAACAGTAGCCTACGATGATGTGTTAACCAGTTGGACAGCCTTAACATTAGATACCAATATATCAGCAACAGCAGGACAAATAATAACAGTTGCAGAGGTATCCAGCACAGACGATAAAGCAAAAAAAGTAGGAAGTGCCGAAGTAGTACTACCAGCTTAAAGCTTAAATGTTAAATCTAACATATTAT